GGTTCAACAGGATATCATTCCAATTTCTTTGGAAATGTTTTGGTATTATCGGGTTCCGTATCATCCTCTGCAGGATTTAGTGGTTCTATAAATGGTATTGGAAATGTAACTGCGTATTCATCATCAGTTGCAACACAATTCTCAGCAATAGGAACTTTAACAAGCTCTAACGCCATTAAGTTAACAAATTTAGAAACATTTAGTGGTTCTGAAAATACCAAATCAACTACATTAGGAACTTATACAGGTTCAGTAGAAACTAGATTTACTACATTAGCAACTTATACGGCATCGGTTGATACTAGATTTACAACTTTAGGAACTCTAACGGGTTCAAATGCAATTAGATTAACAAACTTAGAATCTACAACTGCAAGTTTATCACAAAGAGTGGCAGCAAACGAAGCAGTTAGTGGAACTTTTGCAAGAACAAATAGTGCAAACGTATTCACAGGAACTCAAACAATTACCGGTTCATTATATATCTCACAAGATTTAGTAGTAGCAGGTTCTTCATCAATTCAAAATATCAGTTCTTCAAATTTAGTAATCGGAGCAGCATATGTAACATTAAATACAAACACTCCATCATCTAGATTTGCAGGAATAAACATTATAGATAGTGGTTCAGGAGGAAATTCTGGTTCATTCTTATACGATGCAGTACAAGATGAATTCATCCAAGTTCACAAAGGAAATGGTTTAAATGTAACATCATCTCATTTCGTACAAGGACCACAAACATACGACAATTTAGGTAACGAAACTTACTTAACAAACAATAGATTAACAAAAGGAACAGGCCTAGAACACATCGTTGATTCTCAAATTACCGATGATGGTTCGACTGTATCGATTCCAGGCGCATTGACAGTGACTGGTAACATCACAGGTCCAATTAGAGCAAACAATGGTGTAGTTTCAGGTTCATCTCAAATTACATATGCAAGTATCTCTTCTATCCCATCGGGTATAGTAAGTGGTTCATCGCAAGTAGTTGGTTCTTCAATCACTACAAATACTATTACAATCGGTTCAACATCGACTGCATTAGGTGGAACTTCTACAACATTAGCAGGTTTAACTTCGGTATCTTCGACTGGATTTACAGGAGCACTGACAGGTAACGCATCAACTGCGACTACATTAGCAACTGCAAGAACAATTAACGGAACTTCATTTAATGGTTCTGCTGATATTACTATTCAAAATTTAGTATCGGGTTCAGGACAAATTACTTTAAGTGGTGTAGCTGGATATGGTTCTATATTAAACCAAGCAGTATTAACAACTTCTGATGTAACTCATAATTCAATCGCCGGTCAAATTAGAGCAAATAATGGTGTAGTATCTGGTTCATCTCAAATTACTGGTCTTTCTAATGCACAATTAACAAACTCTTCAGTAACTGTAACAGCAGGAACTGGTATGAGTGGTGGAGGAGCAGTTGCATTAGGTAGTTCAATTACATTAACAAATGCCGGTGTAACTTCAGCAGTAGCTGGAACAGGTGTTAGTGTGAGTGGAGCAACGGGAGCAGTAACAATTTCAATTGGACAAGCAGTAGCAACTTCATCTTCACCAACTTTCGCAGGTTTAACAATCAATGGAGCAATAACCGCAACAGGTGATATCACAGCATATTTTTCTTCAGATAAAAGATTTAAATCTAATATTCAATTAATTCCAAACGCTTTAGAGAAAGTATCTAAATTGAATGGTGTAACTTGGACTTGGAATGAGGATGTAAATGAAGTAACTAAAACAACTCCTAATACAGGTCTTATCGCACAAGAAGTTCAGGAAGTTTTACCTGAAGTTGTAATGGAAAGAGAAGATGGGCATTTAGGTTTAGATTATTCTAAAATGGTTGGTTTATTAGTAGAAGCAATTAAAGAGCAACAAATTCAAATAGAAGAATTAAAAGCACAAATAGGTTCTAAATAAATGTATGATATTTACTACACCACCGCTGGAGGCCCTTGGTTTAATAGCGGTGCTGATATATGGGTAACTAATTGGATAAAAGAAGTGGCACCTCATTTAGAAGTGAAGCCACTTCTTCTATTCCATAGACACAAACCCGAAAATTACGAAGAATTTCCAATTGATATTGACCATATTTGGGAAACATCGGAAGATGAAATCATAAAAATATTAGATGGTGCAAGAAGGATACATATATTGCATGGTCATTATACTCCAACCAGAGCTATTCATCAAAATTTGGAAAAAATTGATTCAATAGTTTTTCATAATTTGACCAAAGTGTCTTTAATGGCACAGCAAGATAAAGATGAATATCTACATTGGTACGGAAATTGGGAATACGAAAACGAATTAATAAATAAAATTAAAAATAAAGTTTGGGTAGGATTGTATCATTTTCCATATGAAACGGAAAATCTACATCATATTCCAAATAATTATATATTTACCAAAAACAATGAACTTTCTAAATCCATACAAATTGGATATGCAGCAAGAGTTGAAGGTAGAAAGAATGTTGAATATATGGATGGATTGGGTGGATACATTTCTACTAATTCAGAAACATTCAATAAATATTATAAAAAGAAATATGAATACAAATTTGAAAAATCAAAAATTTACAAATTTGATTACAAACATAAAGAAAGGTTCTACGGACTTGATTGGGGAATATCTCACTCTTGCTTTGAATTTGAACCATTCGGATACGGAATATTTGAAGCAGTGGATTGGGGTAAACTTCCAATATTACATGAAAAATGGCATGTTCCACTTGATTATAAATACAAAGCGATTGACAAGGAAACATTTAAGGAGACCTACAAAACAATTTGTGAAGATGATTATGAAACCCGTAAAATCGAATTTGAAAAATTAAAAAATTGGATGATTAAATACTTTTCTAATAAAGATGAATGGAAAGAAAAACTTTTAGATATTTATAACAGAGAATAACACTTTATACAATGGCAAGAACAAATTTATCGTTAGGTAATTTATATAGAGCAGTGAGTGGTTCGGCAAGAGTTGCTCAAGCGGTTTCAATCGGTGGATTAGGTGGTACTGCCGCTGGTAGTAATACCGCATTTACTTCATTCGCAGTTGATTCAATTACAGTAAACCAACCAACTTATACATATATTGTAGAAAGTACATCGGAAACAGCAACTTTTTCTTTTGGAACACAAGGTTCTTTACATGGTACAAAGGTAGGAAGTGTAGCAGCAAACTATTCGGTAACATTTGATAATGCAAACTTTTCAGTAGGTTCTCCAACATTGGGAGCATCTCCATCTTTTCCAATTACACCCGCATCAATCGCAGTATCCAATTATTCGGAAGCATCTTCTGTTTTATCAATGAAATATGCCGATGGATATAATTTAAATGCAACAAATTACAATACTACAACTACTAAAACATTATACGCAGTTGATGTTTATAACACAATTAACCAACCGGATTTTTGTTTGGTATTTGGAACTAAGGTAACCTTAGCAAATGGTAGCGAAATAAATGTTGAAGATTTAAATGTTGGCGATGAAATTAAAGCATGGGTGCCAGCAGGATTACCGGATGAATCATTAGATGGTACTGATACTCAATTAACCGAATGGAGATTTTATCAATTAGATACACAATCAGGTTCAGCACAAAATGTTGTTGTATCGGATGTAGTTTATAACTTTGCAAGTGGATATTATTCAATAAATAACGGAGAAATAAAAGCAACAGGCACACACCCTCTTTGGGTATTTGATTCTGAAATTGAAAAATATCATTTTAAAAATGTAGAAAATATACTTCCAGGTGATATGATTATCAAATGGGATGATTTTTTAAATGAAACGCAAGAAATTGAAGTAACTAATATAGAAGTTATAACCGAAGATGTTGAAATTGCAACTATTAACGTAGAACAAGCTGACGTTTATATTGCAAATGGATACATTTCACACAATAAAGGTACAACAACTCAACCATATATTCCATCAACGGGATTAAGAATGTATGTTGACCAATATAAAACAGTATCATACAATTCAGGAAGTGCAGGAGCAGATTGGTTAGATATGAGTGGATATGGTACAGGTGTAAGACCCGCAGGTGCACCAAACGCCGCAAGTATTACAGGGGGTAACCCAACATCTACAAATGGTGCTAATAAGAAAGCATCATATGTAACATTTAACGGAACTAACCAATTCTTTTATAAAGATACTGCAACAAACATCAATGGTGGATATTCTCAATTTAATGTTAATACCGGTACTATTCACGTTTGGGTTAGACCTACAACAACATTAGGAACAACATCAAGATTCATTTTTGATTATGCAGGATTTTATGGTTTAGCAATTGAATCGACTGATAGCTCTACATTAAATAGAATAAAATTCTATGGTAGTGCATTGGGAAATTCCGCACAGTTAACAACATCATTGACAGCTGGTACAAACTATTTGATTTCAGCAGCATTTCAACCAAGTGGAACTTGTACAATTTATGTGGATGGTGCATCAATTGGTACGTTCTCATCAGCGGCCTTTACTGCACCGGCATCTACAAACTATGTAACAATAGGTTCAAATAGTGGTAGAACCTCTTTTTGGAATGGTGGCATTCAAGCGGTATTGTTCTATAATGTGTTGCAAAACTCAACAAGCGTACAGCAAGTGTATAATTATTTCTCTACAACATTAAAGTAATAACTTAATTGTTGTTTTGAAATAAAACATTATATTTATAGTAGACATTAAAAAATAAATTAAAGTATAAAATGGCAGAGAAAATAGTATCACCAGGCGTATTTACAAAAGAAAACGACCTTTCATTCTTACAACAGGGTGTAGCTGATATAGGTGCAGCTTTCATTGGACCTTTTAAAGAAGGACCATTAGTTCCAACAATAGTAAATTCACAAGCTGAATTCCAACAACTTTTTGGTTCAGTAGATGACACGTATTATACTCCGTTGGCAGTACAAAATTATTTAAGAGAAGCAGGAACTGCAACTATTTGTAGAGTAGCTGGAAAAACGGGTTATACCGAAAAAGCTCCTTTATTATTAATAGCAGCATCTGGTTCACAATCAGGCGCATTGGGATTATTATTCAATACATCAGGTAGTGCAATTGGTTTCACAGGTACAACGGTTTCCGATAGAGATGGTAGTGGTGATTTTTCAATGTTGTTAAGTGGAAGTGGAATTGTTGCAACTGGATATAGTGCATCTTTAGAATTATCGGATGATAATGATATCGAATCAGTATTTGGTACATCTCCATATGGTGCAAAAAGAGCTTACTCATACGCTTTCTTTAAAGAAAACGGATTTATATTCAATACAGGTTCTTACACAATATCATCAGCAGATGGTATTTTAAGTGGAGCAGTTACAAGCTCAGCATTTGCAGCAAATATAAGTGCAAGTGTAGTTGTATTAGGAAACCAGAAATTTAGTGGTTCATATGGTACAGGTGAAGCATGTGAGGCATTAACTCCAATGATTAAATCACAATTGATTTCAGGTGATAGATATTCTTTATTCCAATTTGAAACAATCACTGCAGGAAACGCAGCAAATACTAAAGTAAAAGTTGGTATTTCAAACGTAAAAGCAGCTGGTACAACAAACGGAACTGATTATGGTACGTTTACTGTTGTAGTTAGAGATTTTAATGATACCGATAAAAGAAAAATAGTATTAGAAACTTATTCAAATGTAAATTTAGACCCCAATTCTCCAAACTTTATTAGTAGAGTAATTGGTGATAGAAAATTAACAATCGATTCATTAACTGGTAAAATTACTGAAAGTGGTGATTGGGTAAATAATTCAAAATATATTAGAATTGCTAACGTAAACGAACAAGCTCCAGTTCAGGCAGTACCTTTTGGACACGCAACATATCAATTACCTGTAAACGCAGGAGATTATGACCTTCTTATTCCAAGAGCAACATTCTCAACAGGTTCAGTAGGCGATTCTTCTAAGTATAGTGGTATTGATTTAGATAATAATGCAGATAACAAAATTTATATGAAACCAATTCCTGTAAGTGCAGGAAACGGAGCAAACGCTGTATTCTCATTAGATACTATTTGTGGATTGACATTATCATCAACAACATCTACTGAAATTGCAAAAAGACAATTTGTAGTAGCATTCCAAGAAGGTTTTGA